CTTTTGAGGATTAAAGAAGCAACAAGGTGTGAGAGGTCAAATGATGCACTGCTGGACTAACAAACTGTACTACGTATGCTGTCGTTTGATTGCTAACCCCAAAGACGGCGTCCGAGACTTTATAGAACCTAAACATTTGGGTCGTGCGCGGTATTACGCCAAGAAACTAAAACTCAAAGAACGGCAGATTGATGTATGGGAAAAGGGTAAGAAAAAATATGTTTTGCAAGGGAGTTGGCTATGACTGACCGCGAACTTATGCAACAGGTGCTGGATGCTTTTGGAGGACTTCTGACGTTTAACCCGTCACCGGCAGAGTACCAGCAAGGGCGGGCATCTGTTGCTGCCCTGCGCGATAGAATGTCACAACCAGAGCCCCTTTTTTCTACCCCCGATGTGACCCCCGAAGTCACACCCCATGTGATCGACTGCCCCCGGTGCGGTCATTGCTGTCCACGGCGCAAATGGGTCGGGCTGACTAAGGAAGAAGCGAAAGAAATTTCGATGGCAAATCGCCCATATGTAATAGACATGATAGCCGCGCTTGAGGTTAGGTTAAAGGAGAAGAACACATGAGGAAAAGAACCCATGAACAACGATGAATTACGCGATTTGTTCGCCGCAATATCCATGCTTGGGCTGATTGCTAACGGGGACTACGGGCTTGCGGAGATCCCCATCCGGGCGTACAAAATGGCAGATGACATGATTCGGGAACGCATCATTCAGGAAGAAGGTATTGCCTCAATCAAACCGAGACGTTAATGGCCGATAACTTCCCCAAAAAGAAGTTTGTACTTGCGAAAGGATTTTTGGGGTTTGGGGATCGGTTGCAAGCCCTGTCCTACTCCCTAGAAATTGCCAAACGATACAACCGCAATCTGTATGTAGATTGGTTGGATGATGACTGGGGTAAATCTTTTTATGATTACTTTTATTTAGATGGGTTTCCTCCGATCCTACCAACTGGTAGCGCATACCCAGAGGTGTGGACAGATGATCTACACAGACCCGCAGGGAAATGGATTGTTCAACACGCAAAAGGAAAGCCAATATTTGAACTGAACATTGAGGGACTAGCCAACGCGACGGGGAATGAGGATGTATGGGTACATCCAAGTATTGGATACAGGAGCACTCACTTCCCCACGCTTGTGCGTACTTTAAAGATCACCTGCATGGACAAGATAAAACCCATGATGGCTCCCGAAGGTACGCAGACAGTTGTTCATCTGCGAGGTACGGACAGAAAGGTTGATGAAACACGTTTGTTGAAGTTGATGGACGACCATCCCGAGGCGGTAATCATTTCGGATGATGCTGTATTGGTTGATAGATGGAAGGAGCGTCACCCCCATGCTTTGGTTTTGTCTGACACTCTAGTCAGGGAGACTAGCACTGGGTCACACAACATGGACTTCAGCCTATTGGCACAAAAGTATAACTTCACCAAACGACAACTACACTATAGAACCATTGCGGATTTTTTGACTTTGGCGTATGCTCCAGAGGCGCACGCTCTGAATACCGACAGTAGGTATTTTATGATGGCGCGTCTCTGGGGAAGGTGCATGCCCAAATGACAGACTACAAGTGGTCGTATTCCTCGCTGGACCTGTTCAAACAGTGTCCTCATAAGTTCTACCGCATCCGGGTCAAGAAGGATGTGGTCGAGCCACCTGCCGCGCATCTGACTTACGGGCTAGAAGTACACAAAGCCGCTGAAGATTTTATTGGTAGCGGCGTGCCTGTCCCAGAGAAGTTTGCGTTCATCCGAGAACCATTGGAGATGCTACGTAGCCGCGAAGGGGAACATCTTGTGGAGTACAAGATGGGGTTATGCAGGGATATGACTGCTTGTGATTTCTCAGATGCAAAAGCATGGTGGCGTGGTATTGCCGATTTAATCACCCTGCAAGGTGAGAAGGCATACATTGTTGACTACAAGACAGGCAAGTCATCCAAGTATGCAGATACCAAGCAGTTGGAGATCCTGTCCCTTGCGGTGTTCAAACACTTCCCGCAGGTCAAGAAGATCAAAGCAGGGCTACTCTTTGTAGTAGCCAAGGATCTAGTCAAAGCAGAGTTTAACGCTGACGACCAGCACATTCACTGGGTGCGCTGGCTGGCAGACACGGGGCGTCTTGAGAAAGCGTTTGAAACGGATGTTTGGAACCCCAAGCCAAACTTCACATGTAAGGGCTGGTGCCCAGTAACTGATTGCACACACAACACGAAGGGTAAATAAATGCCATACGTGAACAAGCCCCGTCCGTACAAGCGTGAGTATGAGGAGTATCAGGGTACACCTGAGCAAATCAAAAAGCGTGCTGCCCGTAACAAGGCTCGCGCTACGCTTGCCAAAGAGGGGCGTGTTCACAAAGGCGACGGCAAAGATGTAGACCACAAGACCCCGCTAAGCAAGGGTGGGGCTACAGGGAAAGGGAACCTTAGAGTCCAATCAACACACGACAATAGGTCGTACGCACGCAGGTCAGACCACAAACCAAAGTAGCGGGGAAAGAGTGCAGATAATTGATAACAAAGCGTTACTAATAAGAACAAAAGATCCCAGCCGAATTACCGCAGTCATCCCCAAGGCTGAGTTGGTAGGCGAAAACGAAGTGCTAGTGAATTGGGGGTTGGAAGAGGCGCAGGTACTTAAAAACCTCCGCATCAAGAATGTTCCATCGCCTATTGATTCGCGCTACGAGTGGACTGGTATCTACAAACCGTTTGAGCACCAGAAAACAACCTCATCGTTTCTGACAATGCACCGCCGTGCGTTCTGCTTCAATGAGCAGGGCACAGGCAAAACGTCGAGCGTCATCTGGGCTGCTGACTACCTGCTCAACATTGGGTTGATCAGACGGATACTGGTGCTATGCCCCCTTTCCATCATGCAGTCAGCATGGGAGCAGGACTTGTTTAAGTTTGCCATGCACCGTACGGTAGCCATCGCTCATAGCCACTCTCGTGAGAAGCGGGCCAAGGCAGTTAAGAGTGAAGCCGAGTTTGTGATCTGCAACTTCGATGGGCTAGAGATAGTCAAAGACGAAGTTATCAAGGGCGGCTTTGATCTGGTTGTTGTCGATGAAGCCAACGCTTATAAGAACGTGAGCACCAAGCGATGGAAGATTCTGAACTCTGTCCTGACCCCAAACACATGGGTATGGATGCTGACAGGAACTCCTGCCTCGCAGTGCCCGACAGACGCATACGGGCTGGCTAAGATCATCAACCCCGGTGGCGTGCCCAAGTACTCAGGTGCGTTTCGGGACATGGTGCTCTACAAACTGACGCAGTTCAAATGGATACCTAAGCCCTCTTCAGAAAAAGTAGTGCACGAGGCCCTACAACCAGCAATACGTTTTACCAAAGCTGAATGTCTAGATCTGCCGGAGATGACATACGTCACCCGTGATGTGCCGCTGACTACACAGCAGACTAAGTACTACGAGCAGCTACGCAAACACATGGTCACGGTTGCGGCAGGGGAGGACATCACTACAGTCAACGCGGCGGCAAACCTCAACAAGCTGCTTCAGTTATCGTGTGGCGCGGTCTACTCGGATAGTGGAGAGGTCGTAGCGTTCGACGCTAAGAACCGCATGTCCGCTCTGCTTGAGGTGATTGAGGAAGCCAGCCACAAGGTCATTGTCTTCGTGCCCTTTAGGCATGCCATCGAGATCATATCGGCAGAACTAACCAAGCAGAAGATACCCAACGAGGTCATCCACGGTGGCGTTTCTGCAACACGGCGTACAGAAGTATTTACTCAGTTCCAAAACGACAAGAATCCGCAGGTGCTGGTCATTCAGCCACAAGCTGCCGCGCACGGTGTGACGCTACATGCCGCCAACGTGGTGGTGTGGTGGGGGCCAATCACTTCAACAGAAACCTACCTCCAAGCCAACGCCCGCGTGCATCGTGCAGGGCAACACAACCCCTGCACCGTGGTGCATCTACAGGGCAGTGCGGTCGAACACCGTGTGTATAAGATGCTCTCAGAAAAGGTTGGCATCCACACTCGGCTCATCGACCTCTACAAAAATGTGATGGAGGACACTTGACAATGTAAATTCGTGAGAGTAAGATAGTCAGACTAACTAAAGGAGAGTGCAATGTCCGAACTGACCGCCGACAGGCTGGCAAAGATATACGTAAAGATCCGCGAGAAGCGGAGAGAGCTATCCAAGCAAGACGATGCGTTGAAGGAGCAACTGGATGCAGTGGCTTCGCAACTGCTTGAGATTTGCAAGGAGCAGGGTGCAACCACGATCCGTACCGAGCACGGGACGGTATCACGAAGGACAACCAAGAACTTCTGGACGAGTGACTGGGAAT